TTAAAATATAAAAATTTTAAAATATCTCAATTAATAGCGATGGCTTTTTTAAATCATACCCCTTGTGGTCATATATTAGTTGTTGACCACATTGATAATGATAACACAAATAATAATTTATATAATATTCAAGTAATTTCACACAGGAAAAACTTATCAAAAGACAAAAAAGGAAAATCAAAATATACAGGAGTTTCATCTAATTATAAAAAGTGGAGAACCCAGATATGTATTAATGGAAAAAATAAACATATAGGAACTTATAAAACTGAAACAGAAGCCTCACAAGCATATCAAAATGAATTAAAAAAGATATTATGAAATTAGGAGATTTAATTTATTACTTTACATACTATACAGGAATTAAATATATTTGGAAAAAGATTAATCCTAATTGCAATTGCGATAAACGTAGAAAGGATTGGAATAAAATAAAAATTAAAAGATGGTAAAATTTAATAACTATGATTATAAACTCTGGAAAGCTTTTAGAATTTCAAAATCAGACACGCTCAGCTCCATTGAATTTAGAATGGTATGTCTCCTCCACTCACAATATTATCAACATAAATACGAAAAACCTTGTACGTGTAATCCCAAAAAAATAAATAAATGGATAAAAGATTTAAATATTATTTGGGATAATGGCAGTAAGTAAAATTCATAAACTGGAGAAAGCATTAATAAACTTTTTAAATTTTGATGGTTGGGAGCTTGAATGGACTGGAGAAGGATATACGCATTATGATGCTAAAGGCAAAACCCCTAAAGGTTTTGACTGCGTTCTTGAAATGAAATTTAGAAATAAATATTATGAAAAGAAAATGATTGAAAAGTATAAGTATGATCAATTAATGAAAATAGACAAAAATATAATAAAACTTTATTTTGTAAACGACCCAAAAGGAAATTTTTTATATTGGTTAAATAATTTAATAATGCCTGAAGCTGAACCTATGTACTGCCCTGATACTACTCTATGGACTAAAAAAAGAATACTCAAGCCTGTTTATCTTTTAGAAGAAAAAGAAGCTACTAAAATAAATCTTAATTAAATGATTTTACTAATAGACGCAGACAGTTTAGTTTTTGCAAGTTGTTGTAGACATAAAAATACACCTGATGAAAACCCTTATTATACAGATATTAAAGATTCAATAAACAAATTTGACGAACAGTATATGCAAATTGTAAATGATTTAGAAAAGATTTATGAAATAGAAAAGGTAATTGCTTTTAATGGATGCAAGGGAAACTTTAGAAAAAGAATAACAAAAAAATATAAAGCCAATAGAAAAAAACAAATCATTCCTCCTCTACTTCATTTAATGCATCAGTATGTAAAAGACTCTTATCAGAGTAAATATGAATTTGGAGTAGAAACAGATGATGTAGTAGCAAAATATTGGTTTACCTTATCTAATCAATTTGGAAGGGATGAAGTTATTATTAGTTCAATAGATAAGGACTACAAACAGTTTGCGGCTTTAATTTATAATTATAGGCATAAAACAATACTTGACATCTCAGAAGATGAAGCACTATATAATTTCTACGAGCAAATGATAGTCGGTGATTCGTGTGACAATGTCAACTATTTTTATGGCAAGGGTAGAGCCTTTGCTAAAAAATATTATGAAGGATGTAATACAAAATTCCAATATACTAAAAAACTATATGAATTATTTAAACTTCAATATAAAAGTAAAGCAAAATTAAAATATATTGAATGTTATAATCTTTTAAAGCTAAGAACCTATTAAAATGAATATTGAAGATTATTTATACTATGTTAATTATAGAAATAATCTAACTCAATTTATAATACAGAACTGCAGCTATACACAAAACAAAAAAAAGCAGAATAGAACCAATTTAAATGAAAGAGAGTTACTTGGATTGCTTAAAGAATTAAACGAAATAAACTTATACATTAAATTAATAGAAAAATAAACGTTATATAACTATGATAGTAGACATTAATAAAGTTAAATACAATCCAGAAAACCCAAGAATAATAAAAGATTATAAATTTAAAAAACTTGTTAAAAGTATTAAGGAATTTCCTGAGATGTTAAAATTAAGACCTATTGTTGTGGATGAAAATATGATTGTTCTTGGTGGAAATATGAGATTAAAAGCCTGCCACGAAGCAGGCTTCACAACTGTTCATATTTTAAAAGCAGAGAATTGGAGTGATAAACAAAAACAAGAATTTATTATAAAAGACAATGTAGGATTTGGAGAATGGGATTGGGATATTCTTGCAAACGCTTGGGACACTAAAGAATTAGACGATTGGGGTTTAGAGGTTTGGGATACTAAAGATATTGATTTAGATGAATTTTTTATTGATGATACAACAGACAAAGAAGAAATAAATAAAATAATATTAGAATATAATAAAAAAGATTATGATTTTGTTTTAGAACAATTAAATAAAAAAGAGGGAAGCAAAGAAGATATAGTACTAAATTTATTAAAATAATTAATGCAAGTTTATATATGCATTCGAGGACCAATATCGCCTTTATGGAAAACACTAATGAAAATATACTTAGCAGGGGGGGTAACGGGTAATATTAAAAACTATTGGAAAGAGTCAATGAAAGTATATTTAGCAGGTGGCAACTCGGGGTATAAATGGGCAGGCGATTACAATGATTTAATTCAAAATAATAAACCTTTAATTCTTGAAAGTTATTTTTATTTAAAAAGTTACGATGAATGGATTTTAAATCTTAGACCTTTTTTTAAAGATTTTTTACTTGACTCAGGAGCGTTTACATATTTAAATGGTTTAAAAGAATCTCCTGATTGGGATAGATATATTGAAAATTATGCTGATTTTATTAATAAACATAAAATTGATTTATTTATTGAATTAGATATTGATAGTGTTGTAGGAATTAAAGAGGTTGAAAGATTAAGAAATAAATTAGAAACATTAACTAATAAAAAAAGTATTCCTGTATGGCATAAAAGCAGAGGATTAGAATATTGGAAAAAAATGGTTAAAGATTATGATTATGTTTCTATTGGAGGAATTGTAACTAAAGAAATAAAACAAAGCGAATACGATATATTCACTATCTTATTAAGAATAGCAAGAGAAAATAATTGTAAAGTACACGGATTAGGTTTTACTAATTTTAAGGGATTACAAAAATATAAATTTTATTCAGTTGATTCTACTGCTTGGGTTTATGGCAATAGAGGAGGGTTTTTATATTTATTTAAAAATAATACTTTAACAAAAATAGAGCCAAAAGGAAAAAGATTAAAAGCCAGAAAAGGTGCTTTACATAATTTTACAGAATGGTTAAAGTTTAGCAAATATGCAGAAAACAATTTATAAATAAAAAATATGAAAAAAGCAATAGTACTACTATCAGGGGGGCAGGATTCTACAACTTGTTTATATTGGGCGAATCAAAAATTTGATTATGTAGAGGCGTTAGGTTTTGACTACGGGCAAAGCCATAAACAAGAATTAACACAAGCTAAAAAAATAGCTGAACGATTAAAAATAAATTATAAAGTTTTTAATATAAAAGGATTATTAGCATCGTCATCATTAACCGAACATACAGACCATAGTCAAAAAAGTTATATTGACAATGAATTACCCGCAAGTTTTACATCAGGAAGAAATATATTATTTTTAACTATTGCTTCAAGTTATGGAGCAGAGCAAGGAATAAACGATTTAGTAACTGGAGTTTGTCAAACTGATTATAGCGGTTATCCTGATTGTAGAAAAACAACAATAGACTCATTACAAACCACTTTATCTTTAGGTTTAGGAGCAGGAGATTATAGAATACATACACCTTTAATGTATTTAAATAAAGCAGAGACTTGGAGAATGGCTAAAGATTTAAATTGCTTAGACATAATCATTAACGACACTCTTACAGATTACAATGGTGATATGACTAAAAACGAATGGGGTTTTGGAAATAAAGATAATCCTGCAACTGAGCTTAGAGTAAAAGGATATTACGAAGCTAAAGAAAAAGGTTGGATATGAAAATAGAAAAGAAATATTATTTTTATGCAGGACATAGAAATAAAAAAGCAGGAGAAAAATGTTCAAGACTACACGGACATACCTACGATGTGAAATGTATCTTTAAATTTACACAAATGAAAGATGGAGTTACAATGTTATTTAGTGATATAGATAATTTCGTAGAACCTATAATAAAATACTATGACCATTATTTTTTACTATGGGATAAAGATTCTCTTTGTGATATATTAGATTTACATAATGAACCATACCGAAAATTAAATTTTGAGACATCAGCAGAGAATATGGCAATATGGTTATTTACAAGAATAAAGAATGAAACTAAACTCCCAATAATTAGAATTGAATTAGCTGAAACAAAATCAAGTACTATTATATATGAACCAGAAGTTAGCAATTAGTGAAGTCTTTTACTCTATCCAAGGAGAGGGAAAGACTGTAGGAATACCAAGTGTGTTTGTAAGGCTCGGTGCTTGTAATTTAATGTGTGGTGGAATGGGAACTCAATTTGATGGTGAGTTACATAATGACGCAGAGTGGAGATGTGATACGGTAGAAGTTTGGATGAATGCTCAATCAATGGAAATAGATAAAATATTACCAGAAGATTGTAGACAAGCTATTAGAAAAGGTGCTCATATTATTTTAACAGGAGGAGAACCTATGATGCAGCAGAAAGGGTTAGAAAGTTTTATGAAATATGTTTACGATAATTTAAAACATAATGCTTTTTTTGAAGTTGAAACAAATGGAACAATAATGCCAAATGAATATTTATTGCTTAATATTAATTTATGGAATTGTAGTCCTAAATTATTAAATAGTGGAAACGATAGATCACAAGCTTTCAAAAGCGAAGTGATCAAAGTTCTTAATAATGTTAATGCTATTTTTAAATTTGTGATAAATAAAAACAAAGAGTGGGAAGAAATCAAAGAATTGTATTTGCCAATAGTAGAGAGACAAAAAATCTATTTAATGCCTGCAGGAGAAAATCAAAAGCTATTAAATGAAAATAAATTAAGAGTAGTTGAAATGGCAAAAGATAATTATTTAAATTTTACTACAAGATTACATATAGAAATTTGGAATAAAAAAACAGGAGTATGAATAAAACTTATATAACGTGGGAAGTAGTATATGATAGATTAAATACTATTTTAAAAAATGCACATCCAGATACTAAATTTTATGGAGTTCCACGTGGTGGACAGATAGTAGCAGGAATGACAGGTAGAGCAGTAGATAAGATTGAAGATGCTGATATAATTATTGATGACTTAATTGATAGTGGAGCAACAGAAGAAAGATATAAAAAATATAATAAACCTTTTGTCGCTTTAATAGATAAACGTATTGAATTAAAAAACCAATGGCTTGTATTTCCGTGGGAGATTAAAGACAAAGATACTGAGGAAACTGTTGAAGATAACATCACAAGACTATTACAATACTTTGGAGAGGATGTAAATAGAGAAGGATTAAAAGATACACCAAAAAGATATATTAAATTCTTTGATGAGTTTTTAAATCCTCCTAAATGGAAGTGTACTACATTTGAGGGAGAGGGATACGATGAAATGATAATACAAAAGAACATTCCTTTTTATTCTTTATGTGAACATCATATAGCACCATTCTTTGGAGAGGGTCATATTGCATATATACCAGACAAAAAAATAATAGGATTAAGTAAACTTGCAAGAACCCTTGAAACATATTCCAGAAGATTACAAAATCAAGAAAGAATCACCACTCAAGTTGCTGAGTTTCTTTGGAATGAATTACAACCAAGAGGAGTAGCTGTTTCGCTTACTGCAAAACATCTATGTATGGAGATGAGAGGAGTAAAAAAACAAAACACTTGGACCACTACAAATAAACTGTTAGGATTCTTTAAAGATATTCCTGAAGCACGAACTGAATTTTTTAATTCAATAACTATGAAAACAAATTAATTATGAACAAAACCGAACACCATAAAAAAGCATTACTCAAAGCACTTGAAAAAGGTTTAGGAGTCGTTACTGGAGCCTGTGAGAAAACAGGCGTAGGAAGAACTACTTACTATGAATGGTATAATAACGATAAAGACTTTAAAAGTAAAGTAGATGATTTACAAAATGTAGCTTTAGATTTTGCTGAAAGTCAACTACATAAACAGATAGCAAAACAATCAACTGCAGCTACTATTTTTTATTTAAAAACTAAAGGAAAGAAAAGAGGATATATAGAACGTCAAGAAATCACAGGAGCAGATGGAGTGCCTACTAATTTTAAAATTGAGATAATTGACAAAACCGAAGATGTCCGAACTCCCGATACAAACTAATATTGTTTACAAACATTTAGTTAAAAGTAATAAAAAAATTGTAGTTGAACAAGGAGGAACTCGTTCAGGTAAAACATACAATATACTTTTATTTATAATATTTCATTATTGTTCTAATAATACAAATAAGATAATTACTATTTGTCGCAAGACTTTCCCAAGTCTGCGAGCAACTGTACTAAGAGACTTTTTACAAATATTAAATGAGCATCAAATATATAGAGAAGACGCTCATAATAAATCAAGTAGTGAATATATCTTATATGATAATTTAATTGAGTTTACATCCTTAGACCAATCACAAAAGATTAGAGGAAGGAAAAGGGATTTGCTTTTTATTAACGAAGCTAACGAACTCTACTGGGACGATTGGCAGCAGCTTATATTTAGAACACAGGAAAGAGTAATATTAGATTTCAATCCTTCAGATGAATACCATTGGATATATGATAAGATATTACCAAGAGAAGATTGCGAGTTTTATAAAACAACTTACTTAGACAATCCTTTTATAGAAGATGTAATAAGAGAAGAAATTGAAAGACTAAAAGAAACAGACGACCAGTATTGGCAGATTTATGGATTAGGAGAAAGGGCATCAAGTATCAATACAATATTTAAATATATTGAAATAAAACAAATACCAGAAGATGCTAAGTTTGTTTCTTATGGGGCAGACGCAGGATTTACGAATGATCCCTCAACCTTAATGAGCGTTTATATTAAAGATTATAATTTATATATAAAAGAGCATCTTTATAGAACAATGATGACAACACTTGATATACATAATACGTTTAAAGAAAATGGAATCCAAAGACAACAAATTTATTTCGATTCTGCTGAACCTCGTTTAATTGCTGAACTTAGAAGAATGGGTTGGAATATTTTTCCAAGTTTAAAAGGACCCGATTCTGTTAATGCAGGAATTGATTTACTTAAAAGATATAAAATTCATATTACATCTGATTCAACAAATACAATACAAGAGTTTAGGAATTATAAATGGCAGGAAGATAGAAGTGGAAAGACCATAAATAAACCGATTCAAAAATTTGACCACTGTATCGATGCTATTAGATACGCCACTTACTCTATTTTAAGTCGTCCTAACTTCGGTAGATATGCTATTCAATAAGATTTATTTAAAAATATTAGTATAATTAATATATATTTTATATATTTACAGTATGGAAAATCTAACAAACAAAACAGATGCCCAACTATTAGGAGTAATAGAAGGCAATTTAGTTAGTGTATTAAACTATGTAGATATGCCTGACTATCAAAAAAATTGGGTTAAACAAGCATTACAGGCATCTCGACAAATAAATTATAATAGATAATGGGAACATCAAAAGATATTTTACTAAATGAAATAGATGAGCTAAAAATACAATTAGCAGCAGCTAAAAAACATCATTACGTTTATGATACTCATTCATTACATTGTTCCGATGGTGAACTTTATATGTATCATAACGGATTTGAAGATGAGGAGAAGTGCCTTGTAATCAACGTAGAGCAGCTTTTTAAAGACTTACCCTTCATTGTGAGCCAAGTAACTAAAGAGAATGCAAAGATGCAGGAGATGTACTTAAACAGCCTTAAAGAGACATTAAAAGAATTATAATGGAATTAGTATCAAATTGTTGTGGAGCAGAACCATATTTAAATAATTGGGAAACTTTTAGATGTTCAGATTGTAAAGAACATTGTGATTTTATAGATATTGATTAATTTAAATTAAAGAATTATGAGACCAATGAGAGAAATAGGCAGATTAATAATTGCATTTTTTAATCCACCACCTTCTGGTAATTTTTGGATAAGAATAGATAAAAAAATGAAAACGCAAGAAGATAAAAATAATTTAATATATTCAACTATTGAATTATTAAATTTAGAAATTGAGGTAGATGATAAGCAAAATACAAAATACTAAAGACCTTTCATTTTATAATAATGCTATTTTATTAGTTGAGTTATTAAATAAAAAAGTTAATGACAATATAGATGACAAAGAGCTTATTGAAATGCAATCTTGCTTAATAGATATTTGTTTTTATGTAAATAATTTACAAACTCATTTAGCTAATATCAAAATACAAAATAGCAAGTTAAGGGAATTAAGAAATGATGCTTTATTAAGAGCAGATGAATTAACTGAAGAAATTGAATGGATAGAAAAAAATCAAGTATGATAAAATTAGATAAGTATAAACAGAACCTTGCCGTACAAGGAAACAAAGTATGGAGTTATTCAACTCACGTTGCCACGATAGAAGGCAACGAGTTGCACCAATTAGGATGGTGGTCAATGACTACTCAGAAACATATTAATTATGTAGCTAAGGAATATGGTCTTACATTAATAAAATAACCATTTTATTTATAATCAATATAAATAAAGAATTAATTAGTTGGTTTAATATATATTTTGTATATTTAAAGTATATTAATAATTAAGTTAATATAAAATAACAAACAAATGGAAAAATTAAAATTAAATAGAAGTAAAGATTACGACAGAAATTTAGAAACTTTTGGAGATGATGGTTCAAATTGTTTTATCTGTGGAAGAAAAACTAATGAAAAACATTTTATTCATTATACTACTGATGGAGATTTAGTTCCATATAACGCAGAAGTTGAAAACTCTCAAGGAGTTTTTCCAATAGGTCCAATGTGTAAAAATAAATTACCAAAAGAATTTATAGGATAATAACAACGGGGGTGTAAAAACCCCCTTTTAAATTTTAACAAATGACAGAAATAGATTATATTAAAAGAGATATTAAAGCTCTTAAAAGAGATATTAAAGCTCTTAAAAAGCATTTAAAGAATTGTATAACAAATAATACAATGTACTTAATACCTGTTCTTAAAAATCAATTAGAAAGATTAGAACAAACAAAGTTTAATTTAGAAGTAGAACAATATAAAGATTTTTTCTAATGTTAGATTTAAATACAAAATATAAAAAAGTAAAGGTTAAAAAAAATTTTTTAATTATACATTATCATATTAATAATTTATTAGGAAACACCGATGCTATAGGACAACAAAAAGGTAAAATAGCAATAAATTTAATAAACATAGAATCTTTAGAAAAAGAAATCTTAATTGAGAAAAAAAACAAAAATAGTAATAAAAATAAAATTACTAAAACTCGAACCTTAATTAGAAAAATTAGAATAGAAAATGCTTGGTATCAAGATTGGATAAGAGAACTACAAGATGAATGTAAAGAGATAAAAAATATATTAAAAAAACTATAATGATTAATAAATTCTTAAATCAAAATCCAAATAATTGGAAGTGGCTAATCAGCTTCTATGCTGTAGCCACTTTATTAATAATCTTGTTAACTATAAAAATATAATTATGGAAATGTATAATTTAGAAAATCCTGCATACTTAGAAGCTAAAGGATTAAGTAAAGTTTGGAAAGCTTATTACAAAAACTGTCCAAGAGAAGATATAATGTCAATAGGGTTTAATGAAAATAGTGGATATGTTTATATAGCTTTAGAAAGTGGTATTTCTATTGCATCTGCCTTTGGTCAGTCAGTTGATTATTTAGTAACTGATATGGATGATGGAGAGGAGTTTTTTTATGACACTATTGAAGAAGCAGAAAATAAATTAAATAAATTAAATGTATAAAATATGAAAAATTCAAAAGAATACGACCAATTATATGCTTTAAAAAATAAAGAGTCTATAAAAGAAAGAAGGAAAAAGGATTATATAGAAAAAAAATTCTATATTTTAAAGCAACAAAGAGAATATTATCAACTTAATAAAGAAAAGAAATTAGAAAAGGCAAGAGAATATTATCAAAAAAATAAAGTAGAAATTTATAAAAAAGAAAAATTAAGAAAACAAAATGGATAATTACTGGTTATATACTACACCTCCTTGGGATGAGCCACAGCACGAATGTGACGAGTGTGGTAAACCAATACACAAGACAGGACACTGCTCTTATAATTGTTGGGAAGCAAGTCAACTTTAAAATACTTTTTGTTTGTTTGAATCAGGTGCTTAGAAATAAGCACCTTTTTTTTTGCAATAAAATCAGAATTTAAATACGTTATATAGGTATGGAAGTTAAATTAAATATACCTACAAAATTAAGTGAAATTACTTTAAAACAGTATAAAAAATTCTTAATAATACACGAAGAAAATACAGATGTTAATTTCATACAGGCTAAGATGATAGAAATATTCTGTGGTATTAGTCATAAACTTGCAACGTTAATGAAATACTCAGACGTTGAAGAAATTACAGGAAACATTAATAAATTGTTTTTATCTAAACCTCAATTAATTACAACCTTTAAAATTAAAGAAAAGGAATATGGGTTCATCCCTCAGTTAGATGATATGACTTTAGGGGAATATATTGACTTAGATTCCTTCACAGGTGAATATAAAAATATAGAGGTTGCTATGAATGTATTGTATAGACCTATTGAAGCAAAATTAAATGGCAAATATTCAATTAATAAATACGACCCTGAAACTAAAAATGATATGTTAGAGATGCCAATGGATGCTGTTATTAGTTCTTTGTTTTTTTTTCTGAATTTAGGAATAGAGTTGTCTCAAATTACCCTGAACTCTTTGGCGAAACCACAAATAACACAGTTGGAGGAGTACAAGCATTTTCAGCAAAATATGGCTGGTATCAATCAGTTTTTGCCTTATCTCAGGGAGACATTATCAGATTTAAAGATATCACTCAACTAAAATTTCACGAATGTTTTTTAATGCTATCATTTATGAAAGACAAAAACGAGTTAGAAGCACAACAAATAAAAAAGAATTTTAAATGAGTCAACAAGGATCAAGAGCATTTTATCAAGTTACAGAAACATTAAAAGCACAATTACTTACTGATGTTAATGTAAACACAGTAACCACAGGAGATATAACAGATGTGGATTTACAAAAACAAACCATCTTTCCATTATCTCATATCATAGTTAATACTGTTAGTCAAGAAGATGGTGTTTTAAGATTTAATGTATCTGTATTAGCTATGGATATTGTTCATCAATCTAACACAGAGACACAAGATATTTTTGAAGGCAATAACGATTTACAGGATATTTTAAATACACAGTTAGAGGTGCTTAATAAACTAACTCAAGTATTAAGAAAAGGCACACTTCATACTGATGCATACCAATTAGATGGTAATGCAAGTATAGAACCTTTCTATGATAGATTTGAAAACGAATTAGCAGGGTGGACTGCTACAATGGATGTATTAATTTATAATGATATAAGTATTTGCTAATGAATCTAAAAGAATTAAATAAAATGTTTAACGACTTTGGTAGATATATGGTTAATGAATCCAGAGCAAATCTTAAAAAAGATAAAAAAGGTGGAGGACCATTATCTGAATCAATAAAATATAAAATAAATAATAAGAATGGTAAGTTTGAGTTTTATTTTGAAATGCAAGAATATGGAGAGTTTCAAGACAAAGGAGTAAAAGGAGCAGACCCTTCAAATATTTCACCTAATGCAAAAATAACAGGACAACAAGCACCAAGGTCTCCTTATAAATTTGGCTCAGGTACTTATAGTGGGTCGTGGAAAAAATTTGTTAGAAGCATAGCAGCTTGGGCACAAATGAAGCACGTTAGATTTAGAGATAAAAAAGGAAGATATGCAAAAGGCAACTATCAATCACTTGGATATGTAATAGCAAGTAATATTTATAATAGAGGTTTAAAACCTTCTTTCTTTTATACTAAACCTTTTAATAAAGCATTTGAAGGTTTACCTGATGACCTTTTTGAATCATTTGCAATAGATATAGAACACGGATTAATAGAACAAACAAACAAAAAATAATGGCAGGAATACTCTTAAGAAGTCCAGTTTATAAAACAGTTACAGCAGGTGCAGGAACCTTTTCAACTAAATGTACTATCACAATAGATGGAACATTAAGATATACCCTTGTTAAATCAACTTCAGCAGGAGCTACAATACTCTGGGAGATTGCAGAATTATGTAGAGATTATATAGAAACTGACCCTATGTTAAGACCTGTGGGAACAGATATTCCAATAATTACAGTTGTAAGCTCTCACGTAGCTACAGATGGAAGTGGTGCATCAGTTGCTACTACTACTTTCACAGATGTAGGATATGATGGATATGGAACTTTTTTAGAAGGAGCGAGTCCATCTGTCTCAGCAGATGGCACAGCTCCTCCGGGATGGTTAGTATCTGGCAAGTCCCCAAATGAAGGAACTGATAATTATTTCTATTCATATGTGCCTACTGGCGCAACAGGGTGGATTCCATACATACACGCAACAAGTGATGAACTACAGTATCAGCAATACACAGCTTCTAATGACGAAAGTACTCCGATAGCATTAACAGGTTCATTCGATATGAATTTTATACGAATTGATTGTACCAAATACGGAGCAGGAAACAGAATATTATTCACAAATAAATTTGGAGCGATACAAGAAATATGGTTCTTTTTAAAAGAAGTTAATGCAACTTCAAGAAAACAAAAAACATTTGAAAGAAATATTATAAGTCCTACAGGAACTTACAGTACAATAGAACACACTAAACAAGTTTTTAATACAACTGCTAATAATACACTAACATTAAGCTCTGGATTTTATCCTGAATGGGCAAATGAATGGTTTGAACAGCTAATGCTTTCCGAGTCTGTATGGCTTTCAAATTCAGCTATTAATGTAAACCCCGTCACAGCAGACTTAACGCCTTTAAACGTTAAGAAAAGCCGTATGACACGCAAGACATCCCTAAACAATAGACTCATTGAATATAAATTTGACTTTGAAATGTCTTATGATTATATAAATAATGTTAGATAATGCAAAAACTTCAGTTATATATTGCTACAGAAAGAATTGATTTATTTAAAGATGAGCAAGTTTCTATAAGTTTATCTCAGCAAGATGTAAAAGACCCAAAAAAGATATTTACAGAGTTCACCAAAACCTTTACAATTCCTGCAAGTGCTACAAATAATAAAATATTTGACCATTATTATAATTATGATATAATAAACGGCTTTGATGCCAGAGATAAAGTAGAAGCATCAATAGAATTAAATAACATTCCTTATAAAGATGGCTTTATTGCTTTAAATGGAGTTCAGTTAAAACAGAATAAACCTTATTCTTATAAGATTACTTTCTATGGTAAGACAATTAATCTTACTAAAACATTTGGTGAAGACGATTTAACTGTATTAAGTGGAGAATTAGATGCTGCTTATGGATTAGATTATACTTATACTAATGTTCAAACTAAATTACAAGGAGCTGTAGGTGATGTTATTATTGCTCCTTTAATTACACATACTGACCAACTTTACTATAATTCAAATTTAACAGGAACAGATGGAAATTTATATTATAGCATTGGAGCTTATCAAGGAGTAATGTGGGATCAATTAAAATTTGCTATTAAAATAGATACAATAGTTTCAGCTATTGCTACTCATTATTCATTAACTTTTTCAGATGATTTTTTTAGCAACGCTACTAATTATCAATTCAATACTCTTTATTTATGGATGCATAGAAAAAAAGGTAAGGTAGAACCAACTCAACAGATTGCAAATTACTCAACTCAAGTTGATGGATTTTCTTTAACTTCCTCCTCTGGTAATTCTGGTGCTACAATAATGTCAGGCACCACGACCTTAGAAATACAACCAGGTTCTGATGACTTAATACAAAATGACTTAGAACTTGATGTAAATGCTTCTTATACTACGATTCCTTATAGTGTTCGTTTATATCAAAACGGCTCGTTGTGGTGGACTTCAACTGAGGTGGCAAACGACAGAACTTTAGATAATTCAGATTTTGGATATCTGCCCGTAGGTCTTTATTATGTAGAAATCGTTACAGCAACAGCTATGACCTTTGACAATATAATGTGGAGTATAGCAGGTGACCCTCAATTGCCTGATAACGAATACGGATGGACTGCAGTATATGAATCAGGGTCATTCGATGCTACAACTATATTTGAGTTTTTACCCTCTGCTCAATTACCTACAATTAAGGTAATTGACTTTATGAATGGCTTGTTTTCTATGTTCAATCTAACTGCTTTTTATGACAATCAAAAACTATTAGTAAATGGAAGCGTAAATCCAGATTATGGTAATATAAAAATTCAAACTTTAGATTCCTTTTATGCTAATAATTTTAATACGTGGGATATTTCAGAATATATTGCAATAGATACAAGCGAAGTAAATGTAGGATTACCATACAATGAAATTTCTTTTGGATATGAAGGCGTTGAAACTTTACTTGCTCAGACTTTTTCACAGGAACAAAGTATGGCGTGGGGATCAATAAAATATTCAGGAGGCACAAGATTAACAGGTCCAAACACTTCTTATACAATTAGTTTACCTTTTGAACATATGCAGTATGAAAGGTTAGTAAACCAATTCAATAATGGAACTACAACTATTCAGTATGGTAGATTTGTAGATGATAATTTCGATTCTTATTTAGGTAAACCTTTAATCTTTTATCCTGTTAAACAAACAAGTGGTACAGCAATATCATTTTTAACAACTGCTACCTCTCACGTTTCTTTAGTTGATTATATCATTCCATCAAATACCAGAGCGATAGTAGTGACGACTACTGACAGCATTAATTTCAATGATGACGTAAACGAATATACAGGAGCATCTGGGTTTACTGGAACGTTATTTAATAATTATTACAGCACCTATATAACTGATGTCTTCAACACAAAAAGAAGAATCACAAGAATATCCGCTTTTTTACCCTTAAAGATTGTATATAAATTACAAATGAATGATGTAATAACTATCAACAATCAAAACTATAATATAAATAGTGCAAACATAAACCTGATTACAGGCAAAACTAAATTAGAATTATTAAACAAAGTATGATTAAAGAAATAATAAGTTTATTAAAATATAGTAATAAAGAAACCGAAAATATCAGAATTGCAACAGGTAAAAATAAACTTGCTACAACTTGGAGCGAAGCATTTAAACAAATTAAAGACATATTATAATGGCAATAACAAAAGTAATAGTAATAAGCGCAGAAACTCAAAAAGCACAAAAAGCTTTGAAGGAAGTCAATATGACGCTTGAACAACAAGAAGATTTATTAAAAGATATTCAGCGTCAAATAGAAAAACTTGAAGACCTAAGGGATAAAACAAGCAGCAAAGATTTAAATAAAATCAAGAAATACAATGATGAGATTGCTATACAAAATAAAAACCTTAAAAGAACAAAAACAAGGATTCAAGAAAACAAACAAGCAAGAACCAAAGAGACAAAAGCAATAAAAGAATCTGTAAAAGAGCAAAGAGAATACACTGGAGTATTAGGATTAATTGACAAGATGACTGGTGGTGCTGTTTCTGCTTTTCAACGTTTTACCCAAGGTATTGGTAGTGCTACAAAAGGAATGAAACTCTTAAGAATAGCGTGGATAGCAACAGGTATCGGTGCTTTTGTTGTTGTAATAACATCTTTAATAGCTGCATTCACACAAAGCGAGGAGGGTCAGGAAAAACTACAACGAGGTCTTAAAATGATGGGAGCAGTTGTTAAACAGATAATAGATACTTATGCCAAGTTTGGCAAAGCAATTATAGACGCTTTTAGTAATCCAATGGAATCTCTTAAAAGTTTAGGTAAAGGAATAAAGAATTTTCTTTTAAATCCTTTTAAATCTATCAAGGAAGCAGTAATAGGTGCAAAAGAAGGTATAAAAGATTTTATAAAAGAAACAGTTGAAGAAGTTAATGTAATCGGCAAAGTTACTGCTGCAAGACAAAAAGCACACCGTCTTGAAAGAGCTTTAATAGTTGAAAGAGCAGAGGCAAATCAAAAAATAAATAAAATCCGTTTAGATGCAGAAGATAGAGAAAATAAAACTTCAACTGAGCGAGTTAAATTATTAAAAGAAGCGCAACAAATTGAAGAAGAAATTACTAACAAACAAATCAAAGCAAAAAAACTTTTAGTAGATGCCCAAAAATTAGAAATGGCGCAAGGCTTAAATAATATTGCTACGAAAGATAATCTTGCAAAACTCGAAGCTGAATTAATAAACTTAACTACACAAAAACATAGAAGTCAAAGATTACTTCAAACACAAATTACAACAGCAGCAAGAGAAGAAATCACACAGCTTAAAGCAGTACAAACATTTAAGGACGGGATGATTCTTAAAGATGAAGACAATAGGTATCAAGCTATTGAAAAACAAAAAGCAGATAGATTAATTGAATTGGAAGAATTATTAGTTAGTGAAACAGAAAAACAACAGCTTAAATTAGATATTGAACAAAATTTTAAAGACCAAAAGAAAATTATTGATGACGAGGCAAAAATATTAGAGGAGGAGGAGAAAGCTGCATTATTAGAAAAAGTTAATGAAGATGAAATCTTAAAATTAGAAAAACAAAAAGAAAAAGACTTAGCAGAACTTGAAAGATTAAAAGGTACTGAAGAAGAAAAGAATAAAATAATAGCATTTTATGCTAAAAAAATTAAGAAGGTAGAAGATAAAGAGGCTAAAGAAAAAAAAGAAAGAGACGAAGCAGTTGGGAAAGCGAAAATAGCTATTGCTATGAGGTCAATGGCACTTATTGGTGAGATTGCAGGCAAAGGAAGTGCAATAGGAAAAGCAATGGCAGTAGGACAGGCTACAATTTCAGGAATTGAAGGCGTACAAAATGCTTTTACTACTGCTAACAAAAGTCCTATCACAGCGGGTTTTCCTGCCTATCCTTATATTCAAGCCTCACTTGCAGGGGTGTTTAGCGCATTACAAATTAGAAAAATATTATCAACTAAAGCAGATGGAAAAGGAGCAACTCCAAGTCCTATAGTTAGCGGAGGAGGTGCGCCTCAAGTAGCACCTCCATTACCTCCTTCATTTAATACTGTTGGAACAAGTGGAACAAATCAATTAGCAGATGCTATAGGAGGACAAGCACCTGCAAGAGCATATGTAGTTTCTGGAGATATTACCACAGCACAAGGGTTAGAAAGGAACACAATAGAGGGCGCAACAATATAAATATAAAATCACAAATTAAATACGTTATATAACTATGAGGATAATAGAATTAATTTTAGATGAAGACGAAGAAGAAGCAGGAATAGAAGCAATTAGTATAGTAGAAAATCCTGCCATTGAGGAAGAATTTATTGCTTTAAATTCTCAAGAAATTAAACTTGCTGAAATCTCAAAAGATAAAAAATTATTAATGGGTGCTTTGCTTGTTCCTAACAAACCAATATATAGAAAGTCAGGAGAGGATGAGTATTATATATATTTCTCAAAAAATACTATATCCAAAGCATCTCAATTATATTTAAAAAATGGTAATCAAAACAATTCGACTTTAGAACATCAACATCAATTAAGTGGTTTAACACTTGTAGAATCGTGGATAGTAGAAGATAAAGAGAAAGACAAAAGTCGTTTATATAATTTAAATGTTCCTGTAGGAACTTGGATGGGCACTGTAAAAGTGAACAATGATGAAGTATGGAACGAATACGTTAAAACAAATAAAGTTAAGGGTTTCAGTATCGAAGGATATTTTGCTGATAAAATGGAATCTCCTAAAGAGTCGGTGGAAGAAAAAATGGAGACTGAAAATAATAAATTACTTAAATCGATAAAAGATATTTTAATCAATGATTAGAAGAATCCGAAAAAACAGAAGACCAGGGAGTGCAGGTTTTATAGCTGCACGAAGTTCTCAAAATGGAGGTCAAAGAGGATGCCTATGTCCTGATGCTTTAAACTATTCTCGTGCTTGTTGTGATGGTTCTTTATGGGCACAAGGGGTTGGAAGTGTTACAAGAATAAGTTGAAAATACAAAATTTTAAATTAATCACGTTATATATATAATTATGAAATCGACTGAAATGTTAAACAAAATTAAAACACTTCTAAACATCGAGGTAAAACTTGAAGAACAGAAGTTAGAAAATGGTACTGTTGTCGAAGCAGAGTCATTTGAAAAAGGAAAAGAAATTTTTATCAAATCAGATGATGAAAGGGTAGCCTTACCTGTTGGTGAGTATATTCTTGAAGATTCTCGTTTGTTAGTTGTAGAAGAAGAAGGATTAATCGCAGATGTTAGAGAAGTTTCTGACGAAGTTCCTGCAAAAGAAGACGAAGAAATTACTTCAGATTTAGAAGACAAAGAAGAGGATTACAAAGAGGATGGAGAGGAAGCAGAGGTTGGAGATTGGGCAGGAATGGAGAAAAGAATCCAAAACTTAGAAGACGCAATCGCAGACTTAAAAGGTGACAAAGAAAGTAAAATGGAAGAAGACCTTGAAGAAGAAGCTGAAGGAGTTTTAAAATCAAGAACAGTAAAAGAAGAATTTGCTGAAGTTGAAAAAGAAGAATTATCTCAGCCATCTTCAAATCCTATTAAACATAGTCCTGAATCTAAAAAACAAAGAAAAACAAAAGGTTTTTTATATTCTCAAAACAGAGTAGGAACTACAATGGATAGAGTTTTAGAAAGATTAAATAATAAATAATTAATAAATAAAAATTTTAAAAAATGGGTACGTATAAATATTTATCAAATGACGAAAGCTACAATCAAGTAGCACAATCCTACTACACAGCTACAGGAGATATTTCTGAAGCAGAGTTAGGGAACGACCACAATGTAGCAACAGATGCTTTAACTATTGGTTTACCTTTAATTACTTCAGGTAATTTAGGATGCACTGTTTTCTTTAGAAATACAGGTGCAGACGCTAACAATACAGTTGTAATGTCACCAAAAGCTGCTAACAAAATCATAGGTTCAATTACTTTATCTGGTTCAATAGTTAGTTCAGGTGGTGTGTTAGATAAAGATTTTATCAATACAAAAGCAACATCTATAAAAGGTGATTGGTGTTTACTAAGAGCTGTTTCATTAACTGAATGGTATATAATCGGAGCACAAGGAATTTGGGCATCAGAAGCATAATTAATAATAAATAAAAAATAAAAAAATGAGTAATTTAAAAAACGTACAGCTTGCCACTGCGGTGAATATCACCACTACATATGCAGGTGAATTTGCAGGTGAGTATATCGCGGCTGCACTTTTATCGGCAAGTACAATTAATGATGGTGGGGTAACAGTAAAAGCTAATATTAGTTATAAGGAAGTAATTAAGAAACTTGCAACAGGAAGTTTAGTGAGTCCTGCTACTTGTGACTTTGATCCAAATTCTTCAGTAACTTTAACTGAAAGAATTATTCAACCTACTGAACTACAAGTAAATTTACAACTTTGTAAAAAAGACTTTGTAAATGATTGGGAAAGCCAATCAATGGGATTCGGATTATCTCAGTCTTTACCCCCTAAGTTTAGTGACTTTTTAATTGCTCACGTAGCATCAGAGGTGGCTAATTCAACGGAATTAAATATATGGCAAGGTGATACTGCTGCCGCTTCAAACAATTCATTTGATGGATTTGAAAAAATTATTAGAACTTCTGCTGCTGCAGGAGATATTCCTGCAGGTCAAATAATCGCTGCTGCTGCTGTAACCGCGGCAAACGTAATTGTGGAATTACAAAAAGTGGTAGCTGCTATTCCAAATACATTATATGGAAAACCAGGATTAAGAATATATGTTCCAAGTTCAATAGCTAAATTTTATGTGCAAGCACTTGGTGGATTCTCAGTAGCTGCTACATCTAATGCAGGTGTTGATAATAAAGGAACACAATGGTGGAATAATGGTTCGTTAACTGTTGACGGTGTACAAATTTTTGTATGTCCCGGATTAGCTGACGATAAAATGTATGCTGCAGAAATTGAAAACTTATATTTCGGTTGTGGTTTATTAAATAACAACCAAGAAGTCAAGGTAATTGATATGGCTGACATAGATGGCAGTAACAATGTAAGAATGGTAATGCGTTTCACAAGTTCTGTCCAGTTTGGAATTGCATCTGATATTGTTGAATATCAATAGAATTAATTAATCAAAATTGGGGTAAGTGGGATTAAACTTACTTACCCTTTTTTATAAATAAAAAATATAAATTATGGCTTGTCTTTTAACAACAGGAAGAAGTATACCGTGTAAATCAGCCTTTGGTGGAATAAAAACAATTTATTTTGCTGACTTCGGTGGATTAACAGCAGTGGTAGTAGATGCAACTACAAAAGCAGTAACTTCTATAACAGGAACAGTAGCAGGATGGACTAAATGGTCAGTCAAAGGAAATTCTTCACTTGAAACAACTGTAACAAGTTCAAGAGAAAATGGAACTACTTTCTACACTCAAACTTTAAATGCAACTTTCACATATTTAGATGCTAAAACTCAAGCTGAATTACAGCTTGTAGCTACTGCTCGACCTTATGTAGCGGTAGAAGATTACTACGGTAATGTCTTTTTATGCGGATTTGAAAATGGAATGGAACTAACATCTGGAACTGTCGTTTCAGGTGCTGCCGCAGGTGATCTTTCAGGATTTACAATTGTAATGGAAGGAATGGAAGAATTAGCTCCATACTTTTTAACTGCTGCATCATTACTTACACCAATTGATGCGGATATTATTGATCCAACAGCATAACAATTAAATTAAATAAAATAAAAGCACTCTTAATAGGGTGCTTTTTTTTTACCTTCACGTTTGTACAAAATAAGTTATTTAATACGTTATATAGGTAATGATAGTTTTTACTACTGCTGCAACAGCACAAACGTTTAATATTATACCACGAACTTATGAGGCTGAGTTTAGTATGGCTATAACTGATGACAGTACTAACATTCCAGTATATTATGACATTACAACTGCAACAACTAATGTAAATTATCTTACATTTAATCAGATATTTAATCCTGTATTAGTTGAAGGACATTTCTATGATATTAGATTATATACTGATTATAATTATTGGAATACAAACTATCTACTATGGGAAAATGACACCAGTTTTTGGAATATAGACCGCACAACAGATGTAACTATTTTTAGAGAGAGAGTTTTTTGTACAGACCAAGATATTGACCAAATGGAAGACGAATATTATAATATGAATTTAGGAGTTTATGAAACATTTGACTCTGACAGTAATACATATAAGGTTTTTTAATTATGAGAAAAAATATAAAAAGAGATAATCAAGGTAAATTTTCTAAAAACAGGTCAGAATTTAGTTTTGTTAATTTGTCAACTTATACAAGTCCTGAAGTTGTTGAGGTTAAAAATAAAGATTGGGTAAAATATGGAATAGATAATAATTATTTTCAGTTTCTTATTGACCGTTACAATGGTTCACCTACCAACAATGCTTGTGTTAATGGTATTAGTCAACAAATCTATGGTAAAGGAATAAACGCTACAGATTCAAGCTCAAAACCAAATGAATATGCTCAAATGATAATTCTTTTAAAACCTGATATGGTTCAAAAGGTTTGTTATGATTTCTATCTAATGGGTCAAGCTGCGATTCAAGTAATTTATAATAAAGGAAGAACTAAGATTGCTCAGTGTGAGCACTTTCCTATTGAAACATTAAGAGCAGAAAAAGCAGATGAAGAAGGTAATATAAATGGTTACTATTATTATAATGATTGGACTGCTATAAAACCAAACGAAAAAGCATTACGTATTCCTGCTTACGGTACAAGCAAAGAAAATATTGAAATTTATTATATTAAACCTTATAAAGCAGGGTTTTATTATTACTCGCCTGTGTCGTATCAAGGGGGTTTACAGTACTGCGAACTTGAGGAGGAGATTAGCAACTACCACTTAAATAACATAATGAATGGTTTGGCACCCTCGATGTTAATCAACTTTAATAACGGAACTCCAAATCAAGAACAAAGAGAATTAATAGAACAACGTATCGCTCAGAAGTTCTCAGGAAGTTCAAACGCTGGGAAGTTCATTTTAGCGTTTAACGATAATAAAGAAAGTCAAGCAGAAATTACTCCTGTTCAATTAAGTGATGCACATTCTCAATATCAATTTCTAAGTGATGAGTCAACAAGAAAAATTCTTGTTTCTCATAGAGTAGTATCTCCTATGTTACTTGGAATAAAAGATAATTCAGGACTTGGAAACAATGCTGAGGAGATTAAGACAGCATCCTTGTTAATGGATAATACTGTTATAAGACCTTTTCAGGAGCTTTTACTTAATTGCTTTGATAAACTACTCGCTTACAACGATATTGCTTTAAACCTATACTTTATCACGTTACAGCCGTTAGAATTTACTGATGTTGACCCGACTATTCAAGATGATGAAGATATTGAAGAAGAAACAGGAGTTGAAATGGAAAAATTATGTTCTGACTCAGACTCAAAAGAAGACGTAGCACAAGAATTAATCAATCTTGGAGAAGATATAGATTTAGACACTTGGGAAGTTATTGATGAGGTAGATGTTGACTATGAAAATGAAGACAAGTACGATGCTATTATAGATGTATTAAATGAAGAAAATAATAAACAAGCATCAGTACTTAGTAAAATTATAAACTTAGTTAGTACAGGTAGAGCCTATCCAAATGCAAGAAGTATTCAAGATGAAAAAATAAAAGAAAATTATTTTAAAGTAAGATATTATTATTTTCCTAAAAACAATGCAGGTGGAGTAACAAAAAGTCCAAGAGCATTTTGTGTTGCTATGGTAAAAGCAAATAAATTATATAGAAAAGAGGATATTGTAAGAATGGATAACAGAGTAGTAAATGAAACGTATTTTTCTAAAAAACAAGGTAAAGAAATTGGATGGGGTCCAGAGGGAGCATTAACTTATTCTATTTGGAAATTTAAAGGAGGAGGCAATTGTCATCATTCTTGGAGGAGAGTAACGTTTAAAAGTAAAGATGCTAATATAAATGTTAAAACATCAAAAGATATTATTGGTACAAGAGCAGCAGAAATTGATGGATATAAAATAAGAAATGATTGGCAAGTTTCTATTCAACCACGATTATTACCAAACAAAGGCTTTTTGCCTGGAAACCCACAAGGAAAATAAGAGATATGGCAACACCACTTTTTATAAATAGAACCGATTTAGTCCGCAATAGTATTATTGACGGTAATGTAGATACAAATAAGTTTATTTTTTTCATAAAAATTGCTCAGACTATACATATTCAAAACTTTTTAGGTACTGAATTGTATCAGGAATTTGAAGGAATGATTACAGCAGGAACATTAACAGTAGGTGCAAATCCAAATCATTATACATTAATGACCGATTATATTCAACCTATGCTTATTTGGTATGCACAAACAGATTACATTCCTTGGGCAGCTTTTCAAATAAAGAACGGAGGTGTTTTTAAGCACACTTCAGAGAACAGCGAAAGTGCTTCAAAAGAAGAATTAGATTATTTAATTGCAAAGGCAAGAGAGTACGCAGAATGGTATACAAGAAGATTTATAGATTATATGAATTTTAATCAAACATTATTCCCTAAATATTATTCTAATAGTAATGACGATATTGACCCAAGTCAAGATGCAATTTTTAATGGATGGGTATTATGAGATATAAACCAAAACAAAAAAACGTAATAAAATTATTAATGTTTTTAAAAAAACAAAAGAGAAAAAAATAAATTATGGCAACTTTATACAATACTAAAATTTCAGCTACTTATTCTGGTCTTGTGAAGACAATAGACAGTGCTGCTATAACTGCAGCCCTTAAAGAATTAACTGATGGTACTGGTTTACAAACTGGTTTATATATTAATACAGCGGGAGATTTTAAAGTTACTTCTATTTTAGAGTGGGGTTCTTTAAAGGACACAGGCACAGGAGTGACTATCACCCAATTTGTAACAGCAGCAGATGGTATTGGAAGTTTTAATAACGATACTACAGTGCCAACAAGTGCAGCAGTAAAAACGTATGTAGATGCAGTTGTAACAGCATCAGATTTAGATTTCTTAGGAGATTCAAATGTTGGAACACCTGCTGTTGATTTAGATTCTCAAAACTTTAGTATTTTAGGAACAGCAAACGAAATTGAAACAAGTGGAAACGCTCAAACCTTAACAATAGGATTACCAAATGATGTTACCATAGCTGATGACTTGACTGTTACAGATGTTTTAACTGTTAATGGTACTGTATTATCAAATATTATAGAGGGTGGCTTACAAATCAACAATTCAGGTGGTAGCCATACGGTAAGAATCAAAGATGCAAGTGGAGGAAACTTATTTAACACAGACCCAACAAATTCAAGAATAGCAATTAATAAACTTACTCCTTCAACTACCTTAGATGTTAATGGAACAGTTACAGCTACAACTTATATAGGAGATTTAAATGGAACAATAAATACAGCGACTACAGCAACAACTCAAACAGCAAGTGATAACTCAACTAAGGTAGCAACAACCGCTTATGTAGATACGCTTGATGCAGCTTCAGACCTTGACACAGCAGGAGATAGTGGTACGGGAGATATAAACCTTAACACTCAATCTTTAGCAGTTACAGGAACTACTAATCAAATCGTTACAGTAGCAGCAAATCAAGGAATTAGTTTAGCTTTTCCAAGCACTATAGTAATTCCTAATGGTTCAACTGCTACTACTCAAAGTGCCAGTGACAATAGTACAAAAGTTGCGACAACAGCATATGTAGATGTTTTAGATTCAGCATCAGATTTAGATATTACTGATGGAGTAGTAACTGGAGATGTTAATTTAAACACTCAAAGTTTAAGTATTCTTGGTACTACTAATCAAGTTACATCAACGGTATTAAATCAATCAGTAACATTAAGTTTACCTAGTTCTATAAATGTAAACTCAGCTTCAGCAACAATATTAGAAACAGCAAGAGATATTTCTTTAACTGGTCAAGCAACTGCAACAATATCAAGTTTTGATGGAAGTGTAAATGTAAGTGGTGCAGTAACTTTAGATAATAACTCAGTAACTGGAAAAGTATTAACAGGATTACCAACACCTGCAGCAGCAAGTGTTTTACCTGCAGATTCTATTTTAGATGGTATCGGAAAACTCCAATCACAAATAAACGGATTAGCAGGTGGATTAAGATTTATAGGTTCTTGGAATGCTACTGCAAACTCTCCATCCTTAAGTTCTGGTGGAGGTGAAGCAACAAGCGGAACGACAACAGGAACGACTGCAAATAAATTAGTAGATAGTGCTGCAAACTTTAGTGTAACAGTAACAGTAGGTGACCAAGTAGTTAATCAAGTAGATGGACAAACTGCTTTAGTAACAAATGTAGACAGCTCTACAATACTTTCGTTAGATGCTGATATTATAGTTTCAGGTGAGGCATATACAATAGATAATACTCCATTTTTAACACAAGGACATTATTATGTTGTTAGTGTAGGTGGAACAACAAGTTTAAATGGAATTGCTAACTGGTCAGTAGGAGATTGGGTAATTGCAGGAGCGAATAATGAGTGGACACAACTTGACCATACAGATGTTGAAGGAGTTGGAACAGTTGGAAACATTCCTAAATGGTCAGCTACTGGAACTATTGCTGATTCTATTATGGCAGAATCTGGTACAGAAATAACAGTTTCAGGAATTTTAAGCACCACAACAAATTTAAACTCAGGAAGTAATTTTGCAGTAGCTACTAATAAATTCACAGCTAACGCAACAACAGGAAACGTAGCTTTTGAAGGTGATTTAGCTATCAATACAAATAAGTTTACAGTAAATGCTACAAGTGGAGCAACAGCAGCAGCAGGAACAATAACTGCACCTACTTTTTCAGGAGATTTAAATGGTACAATAAACACTTTAACTACTGCCGTAACTCAAGCAGCAAGTAATAATTCTACTCTTGTAGCAACGACTGCTTATGTAGATACTGCAGCAGGTTTATATTTACCACTTGCAGGGGGTACAATGACAGGAGCAATTGATAGCACTGGGGATTTAGTTTTAAAATCTGATAGTATTACAGCATTAACTTTATGGGATAGTGGAGGACAAGGACTTGGAAAATTTCATAATAATTTAACTGTTTTAGGAACGGTAGGAATAGGGATGACTGCTGGAACAGTATCTGCTGAAATTAAAGGACGTGCTTCAGATGGAAAATCTTTAAGATTATGGGATAATGCAGGAACAGACATATTAGATTTATATAACAATGGAACAAATGCTTATATTAATACAACTCATAGTGGAGGAGCAGGAAATCCATTAATTATACAAACTAATTCTGTTACTGCTTTAACAATAGACACTGCACAAAACGCAACTTTTGCAGGAGATGTAAGTTTAGGAGATGCTAAAAAATTAAAATTTGGTGCAGCACCTGATTTTGAAATTTACCATAATAATACAACAAATGTAAATCACATTACATCTTTATTAGATAGACAATTAGCAATAAGTAGTAATACTATTAATTTAACTAATCAAGCAAGTACTACAACTTATTTACAATTAGCTGCTGCAGGAGCAACTTTTGCAGGAAATGTAGATGTATATCAGGCAACAGATTCACAGTTACAAATAGAATCCTTAAATGAAGATGCTACTTTAATTATTAATAGTGGAGCAGATGGTGTTGGTGGTGCAAATAGAGAAGAAGGGTTTATTAAGTTTTATCAAGATAATGCTGAACATTTTACTTTAGGTAAAAGAAATAATGGTCAATTTGTTTTATTAGATAATGTAGCAGGACAAGATGTTATTACCTTTCAAGATAATGGGGGTATTTTATTAACACCTTCAAATAATCTTACTCAAATTACAGGTTCAGTAGGAATTGGAGCAGCACCATTACAAGGGAAATTGGATATATTAGATGCTGGTGCTTATTCCGCTCATACAGGACACGGAGTAGCAATAAATTCAAACGCAAGTAATGCTTATACATCTATGTATATGGGTGCGGATGATAGTGTTGATGCTGCTTATATACAATCAGCAGGAAGAAATACATCTTTTACTACTAAAAAATTATTATTAAATCCAAATGGTGGAAATGTCGGGATCGGAAATACCACTGCTTACAGTAGACTTGACGTAACGGCTCCAGCAACTAAGACAAATCTTGGTGTACCATCTAATCAAACAATAACTTTATCAGGAGGTGGAGGTCTGAATGAATATAATCAAATTGGATTTGGTTATACAGCTGGAGATTTTTCCCCTGCTGTAATAGGGTTTCTTACTACTAGTGGTCTTGTTAGTACAAAAGGTGCATTGATTTTCGCACTAAGAGATAGTACTACTGCTATTGCCCCAACAGAAAGAATGCGTATTACAAGTGGGGGGGATGTTAATATTGTAAAAGAGGTAACAGCTGCAAGTTTTATATCAGGCAAAGGTAGTAATTCAATTACAGCAAGTGGTACTGCTGATATAATAAATATGAGTGGCACAAATGGGATATATACTGTTGCTGTAGTAGTAACAGGGGGTTCAAGTATTTATATCGCAAATGCTGTGTTTATTTCACACGCAGCAAATAGCGAATATATTAAAGC